TGGAATAATGAAACACGGTTATGATGGCGGTCCAAGAGAGTGGGTCAGCGAAGGCATTCTTGCAGCTCCAGCTTGGGTAATAAATTATGCTGAAGATGGTTTCAATGAAAAAGAGATCGCAGTGGTCACGGATTTTCCTAATGAAGGTCCAATGGTTACGATGACTGTTCTTGGTCGTAATATGACATTCGGAGAAAAAACTCTTGAAGCACTTTGCGATGAAGTTATAAGAGTGCATCTTATTTCAATCTCACATAATCCTGACGATGATGATACTCCTCACTCTGACCCAGTCCCAGTTGACTGGGTGGAGGAGGAAGAAATAGTGGCAGTTGAACTTCCCATTGAGGAGACTCTTTGGGATGACCTCACTCCGAAGCAGAAGAAAATTTTCATCAAAGACTGGGTCGCTGATTTTATGGCCAACACTGATTGTTCAAAAGCAGTCGCCAAGATGCAGTTTGAGCAGTGGCTGAATCAGGAAGCCCAGTATGCAAGAGATGAGGATATTCTGTTTCGTCGGTCTAAGAAAGATTGGATCTCGGAAGAAGAGGAAGCAGAAATTGCCGGAGTCGCTGCAGCTGAATCACCTGAGTATCCTGTTCAGTGGGAGGAAGGATGATGGATGCTAGGATGGAGGCTTGGGAAGTTCATGTCGAAGAGTCTAAGGAACTCGGCATAGCTCCGATGGCATGGGAAACTTTTAAAAGATGGACCATCGCCGAAGAACATTTTGAGAAAGGAAATAAAAATGACTGTATGGAAAGATAAAGTTAAAAATAAAAAAGTTGACATCAAGCAGGATGTGACCGATCGCATAGTGGCTCGGCTGGAGGATGTGGATAGTTTTGAAATGCCGTTTGCAAGTTTTCAGTCAAAGAATATTGCGAGCGGTAAATTTTATCGTGGCATTAATATTATGCTGCTGGCATTCGCACCCTACAATTCTCCCTACTGGGGAACCTACAAACAGTGGACCGCAAAAGGTGCTCAGGTGCGCACAGGTGAAAAAGCTACTCACATCGTCTTCTGGAAAATGCGTAAAGTAAAAGAGGAAGATGAAAATGGTGAAGAGGTCGAAAAGACAATTCCTCTTTCTCGCTACTATCCGGTCTTCAATGCTGAGCAGGTTGATGGCTGGGAATCTCCTAAGCATGGGATGGTAGATGAAACTGAAATCATTTTTTCAGCTGATTGTTTCTTTGATGCACTCAGTATGAAAGTTGAAACTAGGAATGAAGGTCGTGCCTGTTACAAACCTCTTGAAGATAAAATTCAGATGCCACCTCGTCAGGCTTTCAATGCGACTAAAACTTCTTCAGCCACTGAGGCTTATTATAGTACACTCGCTCATGAATGTACTCATGCCACTGGCCACAAGGAGCGTTGTGATAGGGAAATGAATTCCTATGCTGCTGAAGAACTGGTAGCGGAAATTGGTGCAGCGATGTTGTGCGGTCAGCTGGGAATCTCTAATGAGATGCGGGATGATCACGTGGCCTATATTAAGAGCTGGCTGAAAGCTCTGAACAATGACAAGACCTTCATCTTTAAGGCAGCATCTAAAGCACAGGAAGCTGTAGACTGGATGGAGACTAAACAGGAGGTGCTGAAAAAAGCAGCTTAACTTTTAAATGAAAGGCAACTATAATAATAGCAGAGTTCTTTTCTCCTCCCTGTTTTAGAACTCTAACAAACTAGCCCAAAGGAAACTTTGGGCTTTCTTTTTTTCTCAATTTAAGGTAATTAACTTTTTTAACAGTTAGCTACTGGAAACAAAGCTCTTGTAGGACATTTAACTATGCCAGAGAACCCGAAAAAGAAACGTGGTCGTCCAAGAAAGAAACCTGATCCTAAAGTGCAGGTTCAGCGTCCCATAGATGATGGCCCTCAGAACTCGCATCTGAAATGGGATGGCAAAAAAACTAACCAGATTAATTTTGATGGTCGGTTCAGTAGTGTTGAGCCTTTGAAGAACCAACAGGCAGGACGCAAAGGTCCATACAAATGGAACCACCGTGCGTTGGTAAACTGGATCATGGGCCAAGCTGACCCAGCTGGGTTCCTAGCTTCAGTGATGGCTGGCAATGAAATGTTTCCTGTTTACGCTCAAGACGAGGAGGGGAATGTTATGCATGTCGGCAAGATATGCGCTGACCCAGAGCTTAGAGTCTTGGCTGCTAAAACTCTTCTGGGCAAATGCGTACCAGACCTGAAGGCAGTTGAGATTAACCAAACAGTTGAAGAACGAAAAGTTATTGACATAAGTGCACTGAGCAACGATGACCTTACCACCATTGAGCGAGTTCTTGAACACGCTGTCATTGACGGAGATCCGAGCGGAGAAAATGCGTCGATCCCTGAAGCAGTTCATTCAGGACTCGTGGAAGATAATAGAGCCAGGACGTAATTTCTACGACAACTGGCACATTGATGCGATCTGTGAATATTTGCAGGCGGTGGTTGAAGGTGACATTCGTCGCTTAATAATTAACATTCCGCCACGTCATATGAAAAGCATCACTGCGTCGGTAGCTCTGCCAGCGTGGACGTGGACCAAGTTCCCTGAGAAAAGATTCTTGTTTGCTTCCTATGCTAACTCCCTTTCCATTCGTGATTCAGTTAAGTGTCGGCGTGTGTTAGACTCACCATGGTACAAAACTCATTTTGGTGAACAATTTAAATTGACCTCGGATCAGAATCAGAAGCAAAGATTTGATAATGATAAGACTGGCTACAGGATAGCAACCTCAGTTGATGGAGCTCTGACTGGTGAAGGTGGTGATATAATCGTCATAGACGACCCACACAACGTGCGTGAAGCAGAGAGTTCCTTGGTGCGTGAGGGAGTGATTGACTGGTGGGATCAGGCTATGCAGACACGTCTTAATGACCCCAAGACAGGTGCCTTTGTTTTAATCATGCAGCGTGTTCACGAGGTTGATCTGACAGGCCACATTCTTTCTAATGACGTCAACCATGAGTGGGAGCATTTGTGTTTGCCTGCACGCTATGAGCCTGACCATCCATCGGTTATTGCGAAGACTGCCAGTGATATAGATCCAAGGAAAAAACGTGGCGAGCTTTTATGGCCTGAAAGAATTGATGAATATACGCTGTCAAATCTAGAGCGTTCGCTGGGCGAGTATGCGGCGGCAGGGCAGCTTCAGCAACGTCCAATGCCACGTGGCGGAACTATTCTCAAGTCTAAATGGTGGCGAGCATGGGAGAAAGAAGACCTCCCAGATATTGAATATGTGATTCAATCTTGGGATACAGCCTACTCGACGAAAGAAAAAAGTAGTTATTCAGCACGAACTACTTGGGCAGTTTTTATGTTTGAGAATGCATGGAATGCTATTGTCATTGATTGCTGGTATGATCGGGTTTCCTATCCTGATCTTAGACGTGAGGCACAGGACGCATACAAAGCCTATGAGCCGGATGCAGTGCTAATTGAAAAGAAGGCCAGTGGCCAAAGTCTCATTCAAGATCTGCGTATGGCTGGCGTCCCTGTCCTAGAATATCTGCCTGATAGAGACAAGGAAGCTCGTGCCCATGCAGCATCAGCTTTATTAGAAGATGGAAGAATTTGGTTTCCTTCTGACAAGAAATGGGCTAAAGACTTAATTAGTATTTGTGCAGCCTTTCCAGCTGGAGAGAATGACGATATAGTAGACACCTGTACACAGGCTTGGTTAAGGTTGCGAAAGGGATGGTTCTTGACACACTCTGAAGACTGGGAAGAGGAGGAAGAACCTGAAAAAGAGAGGAAAGTAATGTATGGCTAGAGATCCTGCTGCGATTATTCCTTTTTCTGATGGTGCTCCTGGCGACACGTTGAAAGTCGAAGAGCTGTCTGATGGGAATGTTCTAATTGGTGAGGCTGAGCAAGTTGTTGATGAACCATCATCTGATTTTGAAGCGAACCTTGTCAGCGAGCTTTCAGAGCAAGATTTAAAAAGCACCGCCTCTGAATTGATAGACTATTACCAGACAGACAAGGCAGGACGCAACGAGTGGGAGGAAAGATACAAGGATGGTCTTAAGACTCTAGACACAGATGGCAACCTCTTAGACGATGATGAGAATCGCGCGGTCAAAGGTCTAAGCCAAGTTGTCCACCCCATAATAGCTGAAGCAGCAACGCAATTTCAAGCTCGTGCTATAGCTGAACTTTATCCTGCTGATGGCCCTGTGCGAACTGTTATAATTGGCGAGGCTGACGATGAGCTAGAGGAGCAAGCCACTCGTGTCAAGGAATACATGAACTATCAGATCATGGAGGAGATGCCAGAGTTCTTTCCTGATCTTGATAAAATGCTTTTTCATTTACCGCTGGTTGGTCAGACTTTTAAGAAGGTCTGGTATGACCCATCAATGGATCGTCTAACAGCACGTTTTGTTGAAGCTGAAGACTTTGTAGTGTCCCCTGATAGCACAGACCTACGCACATCGCCACGTTACACTCAGGTCATCAAGCTCTCACGCAATGACTATAATCGGTTTGTTCAGGCTGGTTATTACGAGCCATTGAGCAATTATGAAGGTGGGAGTGACGTTACAACTCCGGACACAGTTGAGACTATTGAGGGCATTGCACCTTATGGCTCCGAGCAGGATGACAAGACTGTGGTCCTGTTGGAGATGCATACCTACTATATGTTTGATGATATTGATGGTGGGGACTCTACTGATCAGGATGCAGTAGCACTGCCCTATGTCATAACAATTGAGCAGGAAAGCCAGACCGTTGTTTCTATTCGTCGCAACTGGCATGAGGACGATGACAAGCAAGAGAAGCGTGAATGGTTTATTGAGTATAAGTTTCTTCCTGGCCTAGGATTCTATGGCTTTGGGCTTTATCATATCATTGGTGGTCTAGGTAAAGTTGCCACAGGAGCATTACGAGCAATGCTTGACTCGGCTGCATTTTCTAATATGCAGGGTGGTTTCAAACTCAAAGGTCGTGTTCCTGGTGGGGAGATGGATATTGCTCCAGGAGAATTCGTTGATCTAGATGCGGTCGTTGACGATGTTAAAAAGGCAGTTATGCCTTTGCCTTTCAAGGAACCATCAAGTACACTTTTTCAGTTGTTAGGCTTTGTTGTTGAGGCAGCTCAGAGATTTGCTGCTATAGCTGATTTGAATGTTGGCGAGGCAAATAACAATGCACCAGTGGGAACTACGATTGCTCTAATTGAGCAAGGCTCACGTATATTTAGCGCGGTTCACAAACGTCTGCATAACTCTCAGGCAAAAGAGTTCCGTTTAATGATGGAGCTTGATTCCCTGCACTTGCCTGATGAGATGCCGTTTGCTGCCGCTGGTGCAGCCTCTGTTATCTATAGAAAAGATTTTGATGATCGGCTGGACGTTATCCCTGTTTCGGATCCCAATGTCTTTAGTTCAACTCAACGTATTGCCCAAGCCCAAGCTGTCTTACAGATGGCCCAGAGCGCACCGCAGCTTCATGATTTGTATCAAGCCTATAAGCGAATGTATGAGGCACTTAGAATTCAAAGCATCGATGAAGTATTGAAGGAACCAGACGAGGCATCACGTCTAGATCCGGTCGATGAAAATATTTCTGTGCTGCTTGGGAAGCCAATTCGCGCATTTCCTGATCAGAACCACGAAGCTCACATCGCCGTCCACCTTCAATTTATGAGCGACCCGAGCCTAGCTGGCAACCCAGCAGCACAGAAAACTCTTGCCCCAGTCCTTATCGCCCACATTGCTGAACACGTGGCTTTGCTTTATCGTCTGAGGATGCAGAAGGCTATGGGTATTGAATTGCCTGAGGTTCCTGATCTTAGAGATCCTAGATTTAAGTTTGAAGATCTGGCTCCAGATGTAGACAATCAGATCTCCGAAAGAGCTGCAGAAATAGTTCAACAGGTTCCGCAGATGAAGCCGATCCCAGGACTCGCAAACGTCGGTGGTCAACAGCAGGGAGGAAGCCCATTAGAATTTGCCAAGCAGTTAGCTGAACTTGAAGCGCAAGCCTTACAGATGCGGACGCAAGCTGAAATAGCTTCCGATCAGGCCAAGGCCAAGTCTGATATGCAGATTGACCAAGCTAAGACGCAGCAGCAGCTTCAGGCTCAGATGGTTAAACTTCAGGCTGATGTAGATGCAAAAATTGCTAAGCTCCAAGCAGAAGTTGAAATAGCTAGGCAGAAAGCTGCAACCGAAACCGAGCGTGATGCGATCAAGACCCAAGCAGAAGTCCAGCGTGACGCAGCAAAGGCTGACGCTGAAATTCAACGTGATAATGCCAAGGCTCAGGCCGACATAGTCAGAGGAGATTTAGATGGCGGTATATGAAGACTATTTAAATAAAATGCAACGGATGTTTCCAACAGGAACAGGTGGCCCAATTAGTAATAGGGCTGCAGCTGCAGTTAGAAGTCAACCTGTAACAAGTGGAGCTCTGCCTCCTCCTGGAACTATTGGCCCTGAAGAATTGAGCCGTCATGCACAACTCTCGAGGCAAAGAGCTATAGCAGCTAATAATGCTGGTTTATCCCGTGCCCCTGCGGCAGAGATGGCTGCAGCCGGAGATCCTAATTTCCTTCAAGGAGGGCCATCTTATAATCAGGCCATGGGTCGAGCTAACACAGCTTATAGAAGAGCTATGCAGCAACTTGTCAACCAAGGAAGGCGAACAGACGTTGACGCACGAGTTGTAGAAGATAGAATGTTTGGCAGTGGACCTATGAGCCTCACTGAATTTTTTGTTAATCTTAATGAGAAAATAAGAGGATTAAGAGAATGAACTGGGTAAAAGAGAGAATATGTGAACCATCAACTTGGGGTGCAGTGGCAGGTATTTTAGTTGCTGTTGGGGTCTTATCAAATATCGGAGTCTTTATCTGGCTAGGAATAGCGAGTGCAGTGGCTGCTTTTGTTTTGAAAGAGAACCAAGGATGAAGCACCCATTCCCTAAAGCATGGGACAATGAGTTGCCAGACGGATTAATGTCTGATTCTGAAGACATTAACTTTACTCTTGATGACAGTGGTGAAGAGCATAAAAGTTACAGCACCATCGGTAGCACGGTAGATGCTAAAGGCAGTGTTACAGCACCTGCTGGCTATACTTGGAACATCAAGTGTTCTTCGGATACAGACCCAGAGTGGGAGAAAGAATACGACAATGTCCCCACAGGTCAGGAAGTAGATTTTAGTATTCATACCATGCTGGGAACCACCAAGGTCACTTTAAAGGTCTACTCTGTAAACGGTGCTGCTGACGCTGGTGTTCAAGGAACAATTAAACTTTCGGATTAACTATAGGAGCTGAAAATGGCTGATGAAGAAGTAGATGTTTCTGATATTGATATGAAAGGAATGTTTGAAGCGAAGATGGGTTTCTCCGCTGACGATGTCCCTCTTGACGATTCTCAGCTTGAGAGGTTCCTTTTGCTTTGTCATCAGTCTTATCTAGAAGAAGAAGGCTTGATGTCATCAGAGGAAGAATACTCTGAAGTTGAGGAAGATGCCGATGTCAAAGTTGTAAAGATCCACAGCGGTGATGCCCTCGGCATGATGGATAAACTTTTAGGAAAAGGATACTAGATTTATGGCTCGGAAAAAACAAGGCTACAATGCTCGTAAAGACGAACAGCTTTCAGCGAAGTATGGCAAAAAGAAAATGCCGCTATCAAAGAGACGTAAAATAGCAAAGGCCACGCGCAAGCCTAAAGGCACCTATGGCTTCAAGAAGAAAAAGAAGACCTCTCGCAAAAAGGCATAATCCATGCCTGTTACTGGTGGGATAGCGGTCCCCTGGATTGATGCGATAATTCTTGCATTAGTCTTGGTCGTTATTTATATTCAGGTTAAAAAATAATGCCTGTAAAGAAAGTCAAAG